GTGGGCGGGCGGCCCGGAGCGAAAGCCGCCTGCCCGCCCCGCCGCGGCCGCGTACCGGGGGCTTGCGACTCGGCGGGCGAGCGCGTCGCGCTGACGGGACCCCGCAAGGACGGAGATCCCAACCTGGCAGGAGAACGTCAGCGGCGATGACTGGGTGCCGCCGTCCGTGCGGACGACGACGAGCGGGCGCGCGAGCGGAGCATCCAGCGTGGGGGGCTCGACGACGTCGACCTGAGCGTCGATCCCTTCCGCGCGCAGCGCGTGCCGCAGGTGCGGGACCAACCACTCGTCCACGGACGCTGGGGCAATCCTCGGCATATCAGGCACCGCCCTTCGCCGCACTCATCGCCCGCGCGAGGTTCCCCGTCTTGGACTCCACGAGCATGGTCTTCTTGTCGTGGCCGACCACGCGCACCACAGTGCGGTACGCCGTCTCCCTGTGCTCGAGGGACAGGCCGTCGCGGTACGCGCCCGTGTCGACGGGCGCGGTCTCCCGCGCCCGCGCCAGCACTCGCTTCGCGGCCGATTCCGTCAGCGCCTTGATCCCAGCGGACTTCATAATCGAGTCGAAGAAGCCCGGGTTGAATCTGATATCGTCGGACACCCTTCACCCCCTGACCTCGCGGAGGTTGACCACCAGGTACGGCTGCCACCCGTCGAACGGGTTCATCGGCGCGGCGGGGAAGCCCTGGCCCCGCCAGGACCTCACGCCGTCGGTGATGCGATCCCCACGACGGATGTCAACCGCCGGGTCATCGACGTACAGGGTCGCAGACGACACAGCCTCCTCCCGGGACACGTCCGGATCCTCGGACGTCGCCGACGCGTCCAAGAAACCCACGACGTCGAGCTCGTCGGGGTCGTCCCACGCGGGCACCAGACGCTCCGGGTTCAGATGAGACGCCACCATCCGGGGGCGCTGGCGCACCAGGCGCGACCCGTACATCATGGCGCACCCTCCTCCGGCCAGATCGCCTTGTAGGCGCGCGCCGGAGCCGGGAACGCTCCCACTGGGTGGCCCGTTCCCGCCACCGGTGCCGCGCACAGGGCGCGCAGCGCCGCACGGTCGTCGTCCGTGAACCAGGACGCAACATCTCTGTAGGACAGGCGGGCGGTGCCTACCTGCCGTGATGCCACTCCACGCGCACCCCCGGAGGCCGCGTCCCTCGCGATGGCTTGGAGCAGCGCGACGGCTTCGTCCTTGGCATCCCCAGTGAGGGAGGAGATGCACGGAGCGATCGCACGGGCCTGCGCCATGATGCGGGCCGCGAGCGCCTTGTCCGGGATATCCAGATCGTTCGCTGTGATCACCCCGCGCCTCCTCTCACTTCTTCTTGCCGCCTGCGGCCTCGCCTTCGGCGGGGTCCTTCGGGGGCTCGGTGCTTTCTGCGTCGGCGGGTGCCGAGCACTCCTCGATGAGGCGGTTATCCAGCAGGTGCTGGATATGTGCCTCGTCGTACTCGTCCCCGGACAGGACCGCCCCCTGGTAGAGGTAACGCTCTCCCCCACCTGCAAGACGGGCGATCGCCACCGCTCCCGTCACCTGGTACGTGCGTGCCTTCTTGCTCGCCATCGTCACAGTCCCGTTCCAGTGATCTTGACGCCGGCCAGAGGCTCGACCACGACCGGGACCGTCACGCGACGCGCGCGCAGCTCGTACTTGTCATCCTTGTGGCGGTTCGACATCACCTCAATGGTGGTGCCGTTAGCGGACGTGTAGCCCGGCGAAGCGAGCTTCTCGTCAGCCATACCGCCCAGCTGCTCGCGGTCGATCAGCCACGGGTCCGCGCCCGTCACGTACGGGCTCGTGACCCAGTCCAGGCCGTAGGCGTTGACCGGGAGAGTCCCGTCAAGGACCGGGTTCGCGGCCTCCCTGGGCAGCGCGCCCTTGTCGACGAGCATGCCGATCACCTTGGCATACTGGGCGGGCGCGAGGACCACGGTGGACAGGTTCAGACCTGTGCCCAGTGCCTGGCGCTTTGCCTGGACCGTCAGCAGCGTCTCGACGATCGCACCGGGTGCCGTCCACTGGGTGGCGGCCGCAGCCGTCGAGGTCACGCGTGAGGCGATTGTCGCCCACGCGACCGTATCCACGTGGCGGATCACGGTGTTCGTTAGGCGCGCGAGCGCCTTGTTCACCACGTCAATGCCCTGACGGGCGATCTTCTCGTCCGTCACGTCGGACTCGATGCCCCACTTGACGGTCTTCGCGGACGCGATGTCCCCGGACGACAGGATCGTCTTGGGGTACTCCGCGCCTGGAGCGACAGCCTGCGGCTGATCGGCTGCGAAGACTGGCTCGCCGGTCTCGTAGAAGACGCCTCCGCCGGTCGCGTTGTATCGGCCGGCCAGCAGATAATCCGCGACGAAGCGCATGCTCGCGATATCCGCGATGCGGCGGGCAATCACCTGCGGGTTAGCGAGCAGCAGGTGAATCTGCTCGGCCGTCAGCTGCTTGTCCAGCTGCGGCGTTGGGTAAGTGTAAGATCCCACTTCTGACTCCTTTCACAGGGCAACGTCGATCACGTCGCCGTCGGCCGACGCCGCGGTGATCGCAATCCCGATTGTGTTCGTTCCGGTCGCCGCGACCTTACCGTCAGCTGCGGCTGCGACCTTCGCCCCCGCGGTGATGGCCTCGGACGCGGTGAGGCGCTGAACGCCATCCCGGTACACGGTGACGCTGGTGTTCTCGCCGGCGTCAAATCCCGCCACGCCGATGATCTTCGCGGAGTCGGCTCCCGCAGGGCCGACCTTCCCGGCCCCGGTGATCTCCACGAGCCGACCGCCCACGACAGCGGTAGACGCGGCCAGCGTGATCGCCTGGCCAGGCACGAACTTGGGCAGGTAATCCGCCATATCAGTCCTCCTCCTTCTCACCCCACGCGGACGCGTAGAGCTGGTCCTCTTCGGTGGTCACCCCGTCAGCCACGCCGACCGCAGCGACCGGGATCGTATTTGCCGGCATCGCCGCCAGCAAGGCAGCGGTCCCCTCTTCGTCGCGCTCCGCCATGGCGCGCCACGCCGCCCGCATCGACGGCGCGATACGGCCCTCCTTGATCGCCTGATCAACGATCCCATCGAGGCGAGCCGCATCGAGCGCGGCCGTCGCGGCCTTTCCCGCCTCAGCGTCGGCCTTCAGCTGCGCCAGCACACCGTCATCCACGAGGGTCGTCCCCTCGGGAACGGTCGGCTTTGCCGCAGCGTCCAGGCGCTCATCGAGAGCAGCGAGAATCGCCGCGTCGTCGGCGGCGTCGGCAATTCCGAGCCGCTGGCGAATCCCCTCGAGCGCAGACACAGACTGTCCCATGTCGTTCTCCTTTCGGTTTCTTTCCTGTATTCCCGGCTCGGATGCCGGAAGCTTCATCGCCGGTACAGGGGCCGCTGCTCGACCCCTGTACCGGAATCTCGACAGATCAAAATGCGCGGCCGCCGCCGGGGCATCCACCCACTCATCCGCCAGACCCGCGAGTACTGCCTCTTCGGCCGTGTACCAGGTCTCCGCGCGCATCACCTCACGCCAATGCGCGCGATCGCCACCGGCCCTAGCCGCATACGCATCCGCATACGAGTCCGACAGCTTATCCAGCGTGGAAGCCATCGCCTGCATGTCTGCGGCATTCCCATAGCACATGCCCGACGCGTCGTGGATCATCAGCTCCGCGCCTCGGTTCATCGTGAGATGATCGGCCGCCATGGCGATCACCGAAGCCGCCGAGGCCGCGAGCGCATCGACCGTGACGTATACGGTCGCTCTGTGGCGGCGTAGCGCATTCATGATGGCCAGGCCATCCCATGCTGCCCCGCCGGGGCTATTGATGAATACGTGCAGCTCGTCTGCGTCGAGCTCGGCGATCTGAGAGGCGAAGTCCTTAGCGGAGACGCCGTAATAGCCGATCTCGTCATAGATGTGGATATCGGCACGCACCGGGTCCTGTCCGGTTTCGGTCTTGGCGTTCGTCATGACCTCGATGCGCCCCCAGGGGCGGGAATGATCAATCCTGTTACGCATCCGCGTCCTCCTTCTTCTTGCTGGTCGGGTTCGTTTCGACGGGGAGGCCGTACAGGGACCGCATGTGCGCATCCAAAGCCTCTCCCGGGGTCAGGACCCCAGCATCTACCAGCGTCTTGATTGCTTCGGCTGTCGCCGGGTGCGTCTTCCCGATCTCCTCGACGACCAGTCGCGGCGCGGGCTCGCCACCTCCCCAGTTGATGTCGACGAGATCTTCGATGACGTGCTGCTGGGTCACATCGCAGACCTGCTGCGATACGGCGTTCAGGGATTGTGTGAAGAAGTCCGCGAACGTTGAGCCAAGAGCCCAAGAGCCCGTCTCGGTCCCCAGGTTCAGGAAGTGCGCGAGGACAGATCTCGCGATCTGCTCGTCCTGGTAGCGGATCGGCGCGTTGAGGTCCGGGAGGTCTCCTGTCACACCCTTCAGGGTCAGGTCGGACGTCGCGGGAATCGATGCGCCGGCCGATTCGCCCGCGCGGAACGACTTCGCAACCTGGAGGCCGGCTTCCTTCTCGGCGGCCATCCACTGCTGCACCTCGTCCGAGGTGGCGTTCTCCGGGGGCTTCGCGCCCGTGTACACGGGCACTCCCAGGCCGTTGCGCTCGGCGACGAGCGCCTGAATGCGCAGCAGCCTGTCCTTGAGGACCCAGTTCTTATACGCGGACCGCAGGAGAGACTGGCCCACCCAGTCCCCGCCCTCGCGCTCGTTGACGTAGGCGACGAGCCGGTTCACGGGGATGCGCACGGGGCGCGCCGTCGAGTACTGCTCGATCGCGACCAGTCCGCCGTCGGAGGCGACGTCGATCTTCGAGATCGTCCGCGGCGGCCTCCATGCCAGTTTCACCAGATGCGCGAGCCCGGCGTCGTCGATCCGGTACACCTGCTCGAAGAACGAGTGCCCAAACACCAGTTCGAGGAGAGCAAGGCGCAAGTGGTCGGCCCACGAGAACCTGCCCCTCATGCGTAACGGCACTGGCCGCGCCTGGCCCCGCACGGGGATGTTCAAGTCTGCCGAGACATGCTCGACGACCTCGGGGCGGCACCCCGTCGGATCCAGCGCCCACGCCGCCGACCGCACCGGCAAGGCCACAGCCCGCAGAACCGATGACACCTGTGATTCCTCTTTACGCATCTGGTCGTACACCGGCACCGATTTAGGCCACACGAGATCCGGATTTGATTCCGTGGTCGCGGCCGCGAGCGCGCTCCACGACGCTAGCGTGTTGACTTGGTACCCCATCTCACGGGTCACTGGGGAACCACCTCCCTTCTCTAGAATCGCATGGTCGAGATGTCGGTGCCACCGAGTGGATCCGCGGCGGCGCGCGCGAGTACTGCTGCTGCCGGTGGCGGGGCCACGGTTTCGCGCGGCGTTGGCTCGAGCACTTCGAGGCCATACAGGGCGAGGGTCGCGGCGATCGCGGGAGCGACGTCGGTCGTCGACCGGTTCCTGGACCAGGCGTCGTTCTCCGCGTACTTCGCGGTCATCCCTCCCTCAATCGCCAGACGAAGCGAGTCCTGGTCGGTGGTGACCAGCTGCCCGTCGCGCACGCGGTCCTTGAACCTGCCGGTAGCGATCCCGATGATGGAGCCGTCGATCGTGTGGACCTGGAGACCGGCTTTCTCGAGGGGGGCCACGAATTCCATCGCGGGGCACCCCTTCGACTGCACAGCGACCTCCCTCATTCCCGATTCCTCGGCGAGGTCCCGCATGTAGTCGGGAAGCCAGATCATGCCAGCGCGCTGCGCCCACACCGTGACGAACGGGCGGCCGTCCGACAGTCGCAGGGCCGCGGCGACGTAGGTCATCTCCCGGGACTGGGAGGTATCGACGCCCCACACCGTCCGGGCACCGCGCGGGATCAGCTGTTCAACATCCTCCACAGGCACCGATGTCTGCTTGAACGCCTTGGGCTCGATGTAGGTCTTCGCCATCTCCTGCACCCACTGGCACAGGACTTCGGTCCGGTACCCGGCCTCGTTGGTGTCCGAGGACTGCGCCTCAGCCAGGCACTGGGCGACCGTGATGTTGGAGTACCCGATCGACGGGTTGGCCTGCAGGATGCCCCCGACGTCATCAAGAGCACAGTCATCTTCGGCTGACCACTCAAAGAGTGCGCGCGTGATGTCCCGGTCGGGATCGGCCGCGTACTCCTCGGGCGACATCCCGCCCCGCTCGACGAGCGCGTCCCACTGCTCGATGAGTTCCAGTCCGCGCTGCCTCTGCGCGAGGAGTACGACCGATTTCGAGTCGCCGGCGTTTGAGAACCCCCAGAGCTGTCCGGACCAGAACGATCTGTTCGTTGGCGCGACGGAGTTCCAGGCCGCCCATTTCTTCTGCTCGCGGAGCTCGTCCATGAGGACCCGCGCTGCGGGCTTCCCACGCGCGGAGGAGACCGCGCGGATCTCGTAGTGGGCGCGGTTCCTGGCGATGATCCGGTTGTCACCGTTGGTGTCGCGGACCTTCGCGGTCTCCTGCTGCAGCATCTTAATGATGAGGTCCGCTTCCTCCGGCGTCTCCGGATCGGGGTCGCACCACCCCTTGACAGCCGCCCACGGTTCGCGGGCGATGTCGAGGTTCTGCGCGGTCCCCACGATTTTGAACCGCACCGGAGGGACCTTGTCCGGGCGGCGACGCGACTCCACGAACAGCCACCAGGCCGCGAGCGCCGATGCCAGCAGGGTCTTGCCGTTCTGGCGGGCCACGAGGATGAAGAGCTGCCGGAAGCGGTACGTATCGTCGGGCAGGAGTTCGAGGCCGTGGACGAGCAGCCATTTTTGCCACGGGTACAAGTCGATGCCGAGGACCTCCTCGGCGAAGCGTATGACCTCGTAGCCCCTAGACGTCTGCGGGGTGAGGTCCCGCAGCGGTTTGGTCCAGATGCGGGGCTGCGTGCGGCCGTACTGGACGTCGGGCATGGCTCTACGCCTCCCGCTGCATCCAGTCGCTGATGGTCGTCACCGGGGTCGCGGCTCCTGCGTCCTGGGCGTCGGGTTCTTCGACGACACCGAGGCGCGGCGCGAGCCCGAGGTCCTTCATCGCCTTGATGTAGGAGGGGATGGGGCCGAACGCTGCGCGCCGCAGAGCGTCGTGGCCCTCCTCCTGCGCGTGGTCGATGACGACGGCGAGGGTGATGGCTGCGGCGATCATCCCGGAGTACTCCGGCTTGTCATCCAGGCCCGCGCCGCGCACCGCGTCGCGCGTCTTCCGGACCATGTATCCCCGTTCGCCCCTGTCGACGCGCACCTGGAAGCGCGGCGCGAGGCGCTCGATGGTCTTCTCCGCAGCGAGCGCGGCCGCGAGCGCCGGATGTTGGATCGGTAGTCCGCGAGGATCCGCGACGATCATGCCCTCAGCCGCGACGCGGGCGCGAGCCTCGCGTGCAGCGGCGATCGCTTCGCAGTAGATCTCTAGCTCCGGTCCGATGATGCGGGATGCCCGACGACCATGAGCGGCGGTAATCTCAGTCCAGGCTTCGGCCGCTCCGGAGGTCAGGCGAGCAGGAGGGACAAACTCCTGCGCATCGGCGTTATCCTGTTCCATCCTCCCACCTCCCTACCCCTACCGTGACGGCCCTCAACGGCGTGATGTTCCCGCTTGATGCGTTTTGTGTGATGTTGTCGAGTCGATCCCACAACGCCGTGCGTCGCTCGGAGATGCGCAGCAAGCGATCAACCGCACCCAGGTCCCCCTTGGTACCCTTCGGCCACAAAGCCGTGTGCAATCGATCTATGCGGGCGATCTCCAGGCGCAGGCGATCAGCCTCACTCCCCCCTTGAGGGTCCTGCAAGGACGGATACGCGGCCGCCGCCGCATCCGCATCCGGTAGTCCCAGCTGAACGGCTATATCAGCGAATGACAGGCCCGCGAGGCGCAGCGCTCGCACCTGGGAGCTCAGATCATTCACTGCTACTCCTCTCGGCAAAAATCGACAGGTACGCTATCTGCTCGGCGCACAGGCATGATGCCTGTGTGCTCCTGGAATCGGCGACAGATCGCGTCCGCGTACCACGGATCGAGTTCCACGAGCGCTGCCCTAGACCTCCGGTGATATGCAGCGATCAACGTCGATCCGGACCCTCCGAAGACGTCAAGGACAAGGCCCCCCGGGCGGAGACTATTCGCGAGCATCCGGTCGATCAACTCGACCGGCTTCATCGTCGGGTGATCCCGGTTCGCCGACGGCTTCGCCACCTCGAACACCGTAGTCGCCCGATTGTCCCCAAACCAGTTTGGGCCTCCACGCCCCAAACGACCCTGCCCACCAGGGGTAAATCCATACGCTACCCCTTCATGACCCGCTGGGGTCCCTTCATCAGGCTCACCGGGGGTTTGAGCCTGCCAGATCGGCTCATGCCGGTACTGGTAATCCGCTCGGCCCAGCACCATTGCTGGCTTGACCCAAACTAGATGCTGACGCACCAGCAATCCAGCTGCCTCCATTGCCGTGTGGAACACGATGTTCTCGTTCGCTGCATACGCGACGTACACCGGCGCGCCAGGGCGGGAACACTCGATGACCGTCTGGAACGCTCCCAGGAGTAAGCCCGGCAGATCGGCGGTCGAGTCATTCTTGATCGTTAACGCGTCCTTGGTCTTCCCCACATAGTTCACCCCGTAAGGGGGATCCGTCCACACGCAGTCTGCCCGCTCCCCATCGAGCATATCGGCAACACTCACTGTGTCTGTCGCATCCCCTACCAGGAGCATAGACTCCCCCAGGTCCCACACATCGCCGACCCGACTGATTGGATCACGCTCAGGCAGTTTCCCCGGCTCATCCTGATCCGTGAACGACGGCAGCTCATCGACCAGCAAGTCCGCGAGCGCCGCCTGATCGTAGCCCGTGCCCGCCAGATCAGGCAGGCCACTCAGCAAGTCCGCGAGCGCCGCCTCGTCGTATCCAGCGAGGTCGTTCGTCCTATTGTCCACCAGGACGATGCGCGCCGCCTGCTCCTCATCTACATCCACCCAGGTGACCGCAATCTCGGGCCACCCCAGCGCCTTCGCGGCCTGCAATGTGTGATTTCCCGCGAGAACCTCCCCCGTGCGCCGATTGGCGACAAGGGGACGGTACTGGCCGTTCGTTTCGAGGGACTCCTTGATGGCCTCGATGTTCCCACGCCGAGGATTCCCCTGGTACGGGCGCAGCTTCGAGACGGGGACCACCATTGACGCGAGTGTTTCAGGTATACGCATGTGCTCCTACTCCCTGGGAATGTTGGACGGCCGCACCAAGATGCCCTCAGCAGCCTGCTGGGCTGGCCACCGCATCGGATGGACGACGGCTTGCAGCTGACGCAGCGACCCCGGCCAGGCCGCCTGGAGCGCGAGCGCCGGACCGCTCATCAGCGGATACGCATAGACGAGGCGACGGACCCGCTCGATCGCCTCCGCGTACTTCGGTGAGCGCTCATACCTCAGCGCCGCATCGGCGTCGAGCGCCCGATACACAGACGAGCGCGAGCACCCCATCATTCGTGCGATGTCGGCCGGCCTCACGCCGGTGCGATGCAATTCCCGGATCCTTGTCCGATCATGCACCGCATACCGTCCCATTTTCGCCGCGTTTCCGCCATTTTCCAACGATAGGGGGGCCAAAAATCACCGGGGAGGGAGGAAAACGGCGCGCGGGAGGTGGGCCGGATGGTTGAATTTTTTCAATTTTTCTCCGGCGTTCAATCCAAGTCGTCTTGCAGTCCACAACAAACCCCCGTTGTCACCACCAGGGTCGCGGCCTGTTCGCAAGCGCACCGATCGGCACGCTGTTGCTGCGTGCCGCGTTGCACCTGCGGTGCGCGTGCCTGAAATTGCCCGGCTCCTCCTGCATATCTGGCGCTGCAGAAACCGGTACAACATGGTCGAGCTCGTGCGAGTCGTCCGTCGTGCCGGGCGCCGCGTCGTAATCGATCCGCTGCCCGCACAGCCAGCACACCGACTGGTCCCGCGTCCGCGCGTCGGCGTCGAGTCGGCGGCCCTCCTCGAAGAAGTCTTGACGCAGCTGCCGCATGCGCCTGGTGTTCACCCTGGCCACGATCCCACCCCCCTAACGCGGGCACGCGAAAGCCCCGGAACAAACGAGTGCTCCGGGGCTTCACGAGACAGTAATGCCGTTGGCAGAAATGTTATAAGCGCCCGGCACAATTGTCAAGCACCCGGTGGCGCGGCGGCACGGCGCGGCCTG